AACTCTTTGCTGTCAGGGTCAAGCTGAGGATATTCCTTGATCACCTCATTGGCTTCGTTGTTGATCCGGTTGATCGCGTCTTGCTGTTTTATCCTGATCTGAACAAGACTATCAGCGGTTCGCATCACGTCTTGTTTATACTGATCAAGACTGATCTCTTCTCCCGGCATCACTTGAGGCTGATATGGCCCTTGTAGGGGCAAAGGCTCTTCTGAGCCTGTAAGTTCCCCAAGTTTTTCCGCCAACGACTTTGCTCTTTCCTCTGCTTCACGAGCTCGTGCCTCGGCCTCTTTGGCTTTGGCGTTAAGCTCTCTCACCCTTTGGCTGTAGCCTTTCTTTGAGCCTTCTCCTGTTTCCGCCCCTTCGCCTTCTGTTTCTACTTCTGGCGCTTGAGCTTCCTCAGGGATTTTTTCTTCTGCCACCGGCGTAGTGTCAAGAGTGTTGTCATCACTCTCATCGTTTAACGCCCTTATTTGATTTTCTTCATCGTTTTGATGAGTCATTTCCTACTCACCTCCTTTTACACACCTGTATGGTAATGTGAGATAACCCGAGCTGTAAAACGCCCGTAAAGAGATTTTAAGTTAAAACCCCTTTATGGACTTTTTACTCTTCAAAATCGGTTGGCCTTCTTTATCTGTTCCTACCATTATCTTATCCATTCCTATAAAGACAGCATGTTGCAAATCACAGCTCTTACATACTAAAAACCCGCCTTGCTGGCGCCACGTGTGATTTCCCTTGGGAACAAAAGTGAAACTTGGCTTGTTAAAATCCAATGTCTCACTCCATTCCTTCTTGTTTTCCTTCACATGCTTCTTTGGCATCCGCGACTTTGTCTTTAATTCTTTTTATCACTCCCTTGGCTAAGCTAACCACCAGCGTGTTTCTCCCAATTTCCTCAAAAGTAGCGCCATTGGCGATTGCTTGGTCGTTAACATTATCCAAATCATCAATAAGGTAGTCAATATATTCACTTAAAATCTTCCACCCCAGCGTTTCCGAAAGGGTTGCTAACGCCCTTTCTTCTTCGGTTATTCCCTTCTTTTTTGCTTCCTCGTCCCTCATAATACTGGGTAGAGACGAGAAAAACTTATCTGGTCTGACGGCCTTATAATCCCTCATTTGTATTTGTGATTTCATTTGGTGGTGTCGGTATCTGGTTCATGTTCATATTTATTCCGCCAGGCGGTTGTTGCATCTGTTCTATCGCCATTGCCAGCCTCTCCGCATCATCTTGTAAAACAGCCTCCGCCTTCTCTTGCTCTGTCTTTTCCTCTAAAATCTTATCCCAATCCTGGACACCGGAATTGGAGATTACCCTCTTAAACAATTCACCCATCTTTATCGTGTAGCCTTCCTGACTTATCATCTGAATTAGTTCCGGACTTTTCAATAAGAGTTGTAAGAGCATTACCATATTCTGTTGCTGAGACTGTTGGTCAACGGCGTAGGTTGAACCCGAGACAATCTCATAGTCATAAACAACCGAGCCGGTCTTTTCTTTGTCAATGGTTAGCTTGCCTGTCTTAATATCAAAGTTCTCCTCAAGCTCAGGGTTGGTGCGCTTTATCTTTTCAAAATCATCGCCAAAGAGGCGAAAAGTGATTGGCCCCATTTGCTTTTTGGAAACAAGATTAACCATTTTGGTCATTACCTTCTTTAAGAATTGCTCCATATAAAAGCGGTCGGCATTGTCGCGGGTGTTTTCTCTTGCTCCCTGCATTCGTAAGGCCTCCGGTGTCTTACCAAAGCCCGCCTCTGTCTGAGAGGTTACCGTCGTATCGCTGGTGCCAAACATATTAAGAAGAGCGGCATTGGCAACCTGGTAGGTGTTATTAAAAGTCTCAATTCCTTTAGGGCTAAGATTAACCGGCTGGGCAACATTGCTTACCTGTCCTCTTCCCAACCATTTCTCTGCCGCCCCATACTTAATGGAACTCATCGCCGCGATATTGTCTTTATTAAGAATCATTGGCGGGAAGATAGACATTTTGGTCGCGTCTAAGTATAANNCCCATAAAGTCATCAATTAAAGGAATAGAATACTTACAAACCACCGGCAACTCCCCGTTCTCGTGAGGGTTTTTTATGTCCCGAAACTCCAAGTCAGCATCAACGCAGAAATCCACCCACCTATCCCCCTCATACTGCGTCAAAACCTCAAAATAGCCGGCCTCTTTAGCGGCAATGGCCGAAGGATATTGGTTTTTTTCCCTTGCTGACTTCTCATCGTCCGAGCGGTTTTGCTTAGAGCCGGAAATACCTTTTAACTTAGTGATAATCTTATCAACATTTTTAAACCCATTTTGCTTAGAAAGCCCCTCGAAATAAGATAGAGGCTTCCAGGTGCGGACAATAATATAATCGCTGTCTTCTATTGATACTGCTCCCACCTGGGGGAAAATATCCCGAATATTTAAAAGCCAAAGGTCTGGGCCAATATAGCCGTTCTTCTTTATATCCCAGTCCACCAAAGCAAAGAAGTTGCCATATAAATTAGAATAAATGTCTATCATTCGGAGCTTAGTCAAAAAATCAAACTGAGCATTGGCGTGGGGAACAATATACTTATCCAAAATTAAATTCATCATCGTGCTGGTCGCCTGGTCGTTAGTGGAGATTGCCCGCACCTTCCCCGTGGGGAGTTGGGACATCACCCGATAGCCTCGCTCCAACACCAAGGTGGTGAGCTTGGGGTCAAAGACCCTCGATTTGGTGCTAGTAGCGACAGAAGAGGTAAGCTGATTGTGAAAGAGCTTCTCTACCTCAGTCCATAGCTCCCGCTTAGTGATTAAACTATCCTCGGCAACTTTTTTGCGACTTAAGATTTGATCGCGGAGTTTTTCCATATTATTCTTACCATAAAAAAGGCCCTCCCAAAAAGGAGAGCCTTGACCGCAGTAGGGCGGTATCAGACTTATCTATTACAATCTTACTACAACGAACTCTATCTTGTCAACTTATAGCGAATTCTTTTGTTTTTGACAATGTTTAAAGTTTCGATGTGGGCCTTACCATCTTTGATAATTACATTGAAGGTGATTTGTCCGTATTGGGTCTGAACCACCTCATTTTCGACGATAATATGTAGAGGAAGATTTGACGACAACAGTTTTCGTAACGCCAAGGTATTTTCTTTTGACATCAACATATTCCATTAAGCTATAATCTACTATATTACCACCATTAACGCGTAAAGTAAAAGTGAACAGCCCATCTTTTTTTAGTTTAATGTCCCGCTCAATATCCAAGTGGGCGGGGACATTATGCTCGCGAATAGAAAGGTCATACTTAGTAGTAGCCATCTTCGGAAAACATTTTGGTATCGTCAGGCAACAACTCATCCATCCCCTCCGTCGGCTCTTTTTCGGATTGCTGTAGTTGCCAAGCGATTGCCAAAGCCATCACCAAATCATCATTCGCCCCCTTCTCTGCCTGAGCCTTCCAAGCGGTTGAGGTTTGGACAACAATAAAGCTAAACATCTCGTTGATTGTTCTTTTATCGTAAATCTTAATCAGCCTTTTATCGATTGCTTCTTTCAAATCAGCCAGCATCTTTGGCCTGGTGGCGGTATTAGTATCCCATCCTAACTTCCTCGCCTGAGGGTTATCAATGCTTCCATAGGTGGGCATCACAAAAACTCGATACTTGTTCAGCCTATTCAAAGCCGCCAATCTCTCCATTTCAAAAACTCCGCCATTATTTCTCTCATAGGCGATAACAGGAGGAATATGGGTAATATCGTAAATTCTCTCTAATTCACTAAACAAAATCGGCGTCATCTCTGTCGCTAACGACTTAGAATGGTAAACAATCGGCACATCAAGTTTAGTCTTGCTTAAGAATTGGGCCGCGCAATAATCCCCTCCGCCAGCGGCAGTATCTACCCCGACAACAATAAATTCCCCTTGTTCAAGCTTGCGATAGCGGTTCAACATTTTTAGTTTGCTCTAAATAAAAAGCCAATGACTCTTTATCAAAAAAGCAATCTCCAGTCAAAACAAAAGCTTCAATTGCCGTCTCGGGATATTCCTGGGGGAAAAGCCTTCTTAATTCTCTTTTCTTTTTCTCCAAAAACTCTGGAGAGTAGAAGTCGCTTGCTTTATAAAAAAGGGGCTTGAGGGGTCTTTCCCCAAGTTCACACTCGTCCCAAATAGTTTTGCCCTCATTAAAACCATTGGCCGTGGTTTCAATAATCACCTTTTGTCCGGAAGGAACAACGGCCTGTAACGCCCCCGCCAACAAAGCCTCTGGATTGTTATAAAAATTGAATTCGGAGAGATGGAGATTGGTAATCGTTTTACTTCTGCCAAAGTCTATGTTAGTGCTTGTGCCGATGGTATAGCGGGTATTCATTGCCTCATAATAAAGCTCATACTTAGAATTATATTTTAAGGGAATTTTAATTCCGTGTTTCCTTTCATAACTTCTAAGATAGAATTTGACCCTATCCAAAAGCTCTTGGGCATTATCGGCAATGTCGGCCACAACTACCGACCTTGAGTTTTCTTTTAAGAGAAAGTCAGCGGTAAAAACCGCCAGTATCAAAGAGCTAAACCCTTGCTGCCGAGCCTTCAAGATATAGTCGTACCAAATCGTATCCTCTGTTAAATACTTGTTTTGGATTGGATTGAGAATAAAATCAACTTCCTTCCCTTCTTTATTAACGATGGTTAGGTTTTCCTCGATAAACCTTTTATAGCCCTCGTTCATATCCCGTATTCCCCCTTTTGTTTTTTAATCAGTTGGACAAGATTAACACTAACTTGTGGGGCTGGCTCTTTTTCCGTTGGTAATCCCAAGTCTCTTCTAATGTCGTCTTTTACTTTTAACTGCGTTTCGTAATCCGGCACTATCTTGTCCGGTTCAGTGAGACTTGATTTAATTTTGGTAGCGTCTATCCACTCTTTGTATTTCCTAATCAAAAGACTTTCGTCTAAGCCCGAACCCCTTAGTGCTTCTCGCCATTGGTCTACCGCTACTGCCGTTCCCTTTAACGCGAGGAAATTTTTTCCTGGATGCCTGGAAGTTGAGGGCTTATATCCAGCCTTTTTCATTGCCCAAGCCAATGACTTCTCTGGATTATCCCTCAGAATTGCCGCCGCCCGTTTTTGAAGTTTAGTTGGTGTAATTTTTCTCTTTTTCATAATTTTATTTTACCACTTAGAACAATCTCGCACCTCTCCCCTCCCCTGCCCCACCGCCTTTTTCCCGAGAGGGGAGGGGCTTTTTCGGCTATTGTTCGGTTATTCACCGCATTATCTCCGCATTCATTTTTTCTTATTTCGCTCCTCCAGCCAAAACAAAAATACAAACCAGCCCACAAAGACGAGGAAGGCCAGCGGGTAAAGAAAGGCCTCAATACTCATCCTTCCAAAAGCTCCCCAAATTAAGAGGCTTCTTCTCCTTCTTGACTTGCGGGTTTGGCACCTGGCTTAACTGCTCATCGTCCAGCTCCAAGCCTACCCGCTGGGGCGCGCCTCTTTTCTTCTTGGCGTTCTCCATTATTTGCTCTTCGGTTACTTCTAAACCAAAGGTCTGGCTCATCATCGTTTCTAAGGGTGTCTCTCGTTCAATAGACGTATTATTTCACCTCCTTTGATGGTTTATCAAGCGAACCCAGTTTTCCAAGAGCTTCATTTACTCGTTTTATATCGGCTCGTATCATCCGCACCATCTCAATAAAATAATCAATTTTAGTGGTTTGTGGTGTTACTATTGCTTCCGTAGGTTGCGGACCAAAAATTAAGAAATCCGTTTCTTCCACCTCCTTTTCAAGCAAAATCAGCTCTTCTGCTAAGGTCGGCATTTCTGCCAAGTTTGGTGTTAATGTGTTCTCATCTGGCATTTATTTCACCTCCTTCTTCTCAACTAAAGACTGGATAAAATTACGCAACTCTTTCTCCCCTTCCTCCCACCAGCGGGAAAAGGTGAAGCCGTTTAGCTCTTCCGATTTGATTTTCTCCCATTGGCAAGGCAGTTTTTCTTGGTTCGGTTTCTTTCCTGCTCCTTTTAGTTTAACCCCAAGGCCTAAGACCAATCCATACTCTATCGCCCCCAGCTCTTCCTCCGCCCTTGCCAATGCCTCCTCCAAGCCGTCAAACTCCCACCGCTCAAGCTCGGCATCGGTGTCAGCGTCACGATGAGAGAGGATGTATTTATACCCTTCTTTGGTGAGAAAAAGATAATCGTTAGCGCTCATTTTGTTCCCCTCCTTTGTAATCACTCCACTGTCTTTCTAACTTCTTCTTTTGTTCCACAATTAGGACAAATAATCTCTCGCCCTACACCCTCAAAACTATCTATTTCTTCCCAAACTCGTGCATTAAAACCAAATAGAGCTTCTTTTACCAAATGCCCTTTTTCTATTTCTTCTTCCCAAGTCCAACCGCAATTCCCACATTTTAATTTCATCAAATAGGTTTCTTTTTTCATTTTATTTCACCTCCTTCATCGCTGTTTTCTTCAATCGGGATAACTTTTTCTTGAAATAGAACCTAATGTCTAATGGTCTTTCAAAGAAATTCTGCCAACACCAATTGCCGCATCGCAAACAAGCATGAGTTTTAGGCGAATCTTCACCAAGACCACCCGCTAAATAGGTATGCCGATAGTTAACCCCATAAAGAGAACCTGTTTCTCCTTGGGGTTTCTTAACAAATTGTAAGGGTGTTAACATTTTATTTCACCTCCCTTAGTCGATACTCTTTTATTCTCTCCTTCCACCTTATCGCCTTGCTTCCCCTGAACAGCTTCACCTTCCGCCAGCCCATTAACCAAAGCAGGCCGCCAGAGGCAAGCCAGAGCTTGGTGGCGGGAGAGGCTAAAATCTTCTCGTCATGCTCGGCAAAGGTGCTCCCGTCGCAACTCTGGACACCTAAGATGTTTTTGCCATTAATGGCGATGATGTCAATGATACCCAGGAAATCCTGCCGTTTCTTGGCAAAGCTTAAATATCTCTCCACCACCCCTGCTTTCCAGCCGTGGTCTCGCAGATATTTTAGGGTGCGGGCCGTGTTAGTTGTCATTACTCCGTCTACCTAACAAATCTAATAACCCTAATAAGCTATCTTCTCTTTTTTCTCCTCGGTAATATGAACCAAGCTTGCCAAGAAGCCCTTGGCAATAGATGGTGTTCCCAATTGTAGCGTCCATTCCAGGGCCATCTTTTATCGGCGAGTAAATACCGATAACTAAGCCCCCAACCAAGTTCTTTTCATCGTTGTCAAGTTCGTCAAATACATCCTTAAACTCTTTGGTTAATTCCTCAAGTTGTCTTAGAATACTAATCGCTTTCTTGAAATCTTTACTTAGTTTTATCGTATCATTCATTTTTCCCCACCTCCTTTTTATAACATTCCTCGCAAACCAATAAAGGAATTTCCCATTTTTTCTCCTCAATCTCAAAGAGGGAGTAACGCCCCTCCTTATCGGGATAGACTTCCTTTCCGCACCGCTGACAATACTTTGCCGACTTTAGATACTGCTTATAGGCGGCTTTCTTTTTGGTGGCCTCAACCGCCGCCCTTACCCTCTCGGGAGTGGGACGACGGGAGAAAAAGGTTAAGGCTTTCATTTTTTTGTTGGTTTAATTCCTAACATTTTTGCTTTTTCTTCAGGGGAAGCTTTGCTAAAAGCCTTAACTTCTTCCGAAAATTCATAGGTTTTTGTTTCTTCATTTCTCTTTTTATAAATACAATCATCGGGAACGACTATCCAGCCTATTCCACCGCATCCGTGACAAATATTAATAAAAACTTCTTCTTCTAATAATTCTTCTGGTAGCTTTCCTTTCCCGCCACAAACTGGGCATCTTTCAGCGTGATTCATTTTTTTCACCCCCATTTTTTATAATCAGTGAAACTTTTCGCTAACTTTTCTATCGCATCTTCTTTATACATCTCTTGCTCTTCTTCGGTCATGCTGTTGAATTTTTCGCACTCTTTCCAATAGTTATCAAAATTATCATTACCAAAAACAATTTTAAAAAGTGCTTTCGTTTCAGGGTTATTCCACGCCTCTAAGGCATCGTCTTTTGTGATGATGATTTTCATTTTTTGTCTCCTTAATCTTCAAAATCGCCTTTTAGTCCACAACAAGGACATACTACTCCTTTAGGTTTTACTTTCATTTCTTGTCCACAACGGGGACAAATGTATTTTTCAGGTAATCCCAACTCTACTAACAACTTCTTAATTTCATCTCCGATAGCATCTTTAAGAAAATAGCATCTTTCAATGGGCAGAACAATATCCGCTCTCTTAAATTCGTCAATAATCATTGTTAGAATTTTTTCTTCTGTCTTGTTTCTTGCTTTTGATAACCGCTCTAATTCAATCCCATAAATTCTATCCTTAATATTTGCTCGTGGCGGGCTTAATCTTTCTATTTTCTTACTCTTTTTCATTTTTCAGTATTCATTAACATTTTGTTAGCAATCTCAACCGCTTTTTCCAATGCTTCACCCGACATTAGCGAAAACCCCGATAGGATTTGGATTTCAAACATTTCGTCTATATTCGTGCAAACCTTCTCTCCTATAAGATTGCCGCCTTCTTTATCATAAATTGCTACATCGTAGCCGTTGAGACAGCTTTCCAAACAAACTTCCCTTCCATCGGGTAAGATATGCGAGAAGTAGTGTCCGAAACTGCCCTTAATTCCTTTTCTGGTAAAATCTCCAATTGTTAGTTTTTTCATTTTTTATCCTTCAAATGCTTAGCTTTACGCTCTAATGCCCGTTGGTGAGATTTTGCTTGTATTCTTTTAACTCGGCTTCTAATTGCTTCCTTGCGTTTTTCCCAGTTCTCAGACTGGAATATAGGCACGCCAGACTTAAGCTCGTCGTTTGTTCTTAACCTTCTGGCTAATTTGATTTTCTCTTTGTGTTTCATATTTTTCATTCTGCACCTTCCTTCTCTTAAATAAGCTCTCAGTAGGTGGGGCAACGACAGACTTCGTGGCTCACTGTCGTTAGCTGGCCATTTGGGAGAATCCAGTATCACGATAGTCAGTCGGTTTACTGGTTGACTGTCTCCCCTCACCTTTTGCCAGGCCCCACCAACTCAAAGCTCTTACTCTATTGGCCAAACCCTTACCTGCCCTTTCCCTTTCAAATTTATTCGGCTTGCCACTGCTGGTGTCATATCCAGTATTCTTCCGTATAGCTTGCCAAACCCGCCCGTGTCGGTAACCACCGCCGTGGTAAACATCCCATTCTCCAAATTCTGGACAACCACCGTTGTGCCGAGAGGGAAGACTTTACAAGAAGTCCCTACCCCGCAGGCGACGGTTCTTCTTTTGCTATCCAGCCGTTCTCCATTAGCCATAATAAAATAGAGTTCGCCGTTCTCATCGTAATGAGGCTTGCAACCAAGACAGCCTTCTATAGTATCGGTGTAAATGGTCGCCTCTCCTTCCAAAATCTTCCCTTCCTTCCGTGCCTTCTCTTCTGCCTCCGCTTCGGGGAAAAGAGTTGGGGTAGGGGTAATGGTAATTTCTGGTTCTTCAGGGATGGGACTGACTATCGTCTTTGGTTGTTCAAGTCTTTTTAGGCCTATCACAGCGCCAACAACAAAGCAGAGGAGGAGGAAGATCCAGAGGGAAATCTTGCTTATCCAAATGGAGACTTTGTAATAGTGCTTTAGATTAGTGAATTTAATCATTGTTCGTCTGATAAAACGATTGGCTTCAAAGGAAGACAATAAGCCTTTTCCTCACTGTAAATGGAGATGTCAATCACTTCTCCCGTTTTCATAACTATTTCCATATCCCTAACAAAGCAATCGGCTGATTTTCTTACTCCGGAAACTTTCACTTCCTCTATATCTTTGGTATACAATTTATCTATCACGATTTTCATTTTTCTTTTGCCTCCTTTTCCCACTTGTCGCATTCTTGCAGGAGCTTCTCCATCAAATTATCGGGGTCGTGAATGCGACCCTCGCACGAGCAGTAGTTGTTGGTCGCAAACTTCCTAATCTTGTCTAATAGTTGTTGAGTAGTCATTTTGAAAGAGAGCGGCCCAGCTANNTTCCTAACTCAAGTGCGCTTCACCGGGCCGCCTTCTTGAAAAACGAGCTATACCTCTTCGGGCGCTCTTGCCTCTTGGGCGTAGATTGTCCCGCAATCCGGGCATTTATACTCTCCTCGGATAAATTCGGGCATTCTTGCGCCGCAATATGGGCAAAAGTCGCAATCCTCTTGCCAATCATTCTCATCATATTCTTCCTTCAGAATTTCTTCCCAGCTATCGGCATAAGGGCAGCTCATTTTTCTTCACCTCCTTTTTTCCATTCTCTTTTTTTCTCCTCCTCAGCCCGTCGCTTCGCTTCCGCGAGAGCTTCCGGCTTGCGGAGATTAGTCATCAGTTCTTCGAAGGTAGGGATTTTGCTGTTTTTCATCTTAACTAAGAGTATACTATACTTTATTTAATTTGTCAAGTAGTAAATTGTCAATCTTCAAACTCTTTCTCTACCTCGTGAATAATTTGAAACACCCGGGCCTCCGATAAGTCATAGCGGCGGGCGATGTCTTTGACGGAGTGCTTGCGCCTGCCAAACTCATCGGTAGCAACGTATTGCTCATAAATCTTCCGGTCACGCTTAGCCAGTATTCGTTTAGTTTGTCTCGTTACTCTCATAGTTATCTTTCCTCGTAGGCTTCAATGGGCGGCTCTTCTTCCGTTTTTGTTTGGTTTGGAACGTATTTCTCGTAATCGTGCCAAAAGTATCCTCCCACCTTGTAGCGACCAAGTTTACTTCTTGCTCCGCACAGAGGGCATTTGGCATTGATATAAACATTTCCTTCCTTATCTTTATTAGAAGAGAAATATGGCTCAATGTTTTTGCCGCACTCGTTGCAGTAAGTTTTTGGAGATGACAAAATAATCGCCTTGTGGAGCGTTTCCATCTCGTCTCTCTCGTCTATTTCTAACGTAATTTTCCTGCCCAAACTGATAGTTGCCTTCATTTCTTTTTCACCTCCTTTGTTTCCTCTTCCAGAACCGCCCTTCTTTGGGCGGCAATTTTAACGAAATTTTCAAACGGTTGGGAAAATTCTTTTTCTATCTCGGCGATTATTTCTTTGTTTTTATCAGTCATTTTCTTGTCATCACAGCACCGGTTTAGAACCCGATTGTATTTGGTTACCACCCCGCGGTATTTATCTTCAAATTCTTTCTGGTCTTTATACCCATATAGTTTAGTTAGGTAAAGGGAATACTTTATTTTCCAGTTATCCCTAAACCGGCCCGTTTCCTCATCAAACTCTATCGGTTGCTCCAGAGGAGGTTGCTCGTTGGCCTGTAAGTAGCCGGTTAATTTTTCAATGTAGCCTTTGTATTCTTCCTCAATCGCTGAGGGGTTGAATACGCCTATTTCTACCATCCGGGCATCGTCTTTGCAGACATAGACCACGTGAGCTTCCGGCAGATTTTCCGCCTTTAGATAATGAAAAGCCTGTAGCCGGTGGTTCAGACTGGCGAAGTTAAATTTTTCGTATAAGGGGAACATAAAGGAAGAGGTGGATTTGTTTTCCAAAACAATGGTTTTCATCCCGTCCGGGTATTGTTTTTGGAAATGGTTGATAATGTTTTCGCTGGCCCGGGAGATAAACATTGGCAATCCCAGCTGTTCTATTTCCGCCTTAGCCTTTTCCCAGTCGGGCTTTCCCCCGGCCAGAAAATCAATCTTTCCGGTTACTTCTATAAAGCCGGGATATTTGAAACTATTCCATCTTTGCTCCCCAAGATAAATGCCGGCTCTTTTCAAAACTAAGCCCACGATCCACTCCCAGATGTTCCCCGCCTCAAACTTTCTTAGACT